TGCTGCTTTATAAATAATACCTTTGTGTCCTTGCTGTTCGTCTGCGTAGCTGACTACGAATTTCCACTCACTATTTTTTCGTAACCATTTTAATGTCCTACCTACAAAAAAACTTTCAGCGTTCTTTGGCGTGTCATCAATTAAACATAATCTACGAAGTTCTAAACATTTGTCAGGATTGGTGGGATAATATTTCTGTGCCGCAGAAGCACCTGCTGGACGGGTATAAACGCAAACACCCACCAATTCTGGCAGGAATGTTCCTTCGCGAAATAATCCAAATGTTTCTTTTTCTTGTATATTCACATAATCCGAATAATGCCAACGACGAAGAAAATTTCTAACTGTTTCCGAAAAACTGATATGCTCTACAAAATAGTTTTCTAATGCCATAATCACCTCATAGTGGCGGTGGGGGATTCGAACCCCACATAGGTTTCCCTAAGTCCTTGGCTAGCGTAGTAAAAGATATAACGAGTAGCGAGCCCAATTTACTACCGTCGTCCCGACCGACTGCACCGCCTGTATTTTAAAAGTCTCCCAATTCTCTAATACCGACTCCCACTGGGAAGATGGGTATACCATCTCTGGATAATTCTTGATACCTCACAGTCACATATAGACCAATCAGTTTAGAGCGGTTCTTGTAAAGTTCTCTACGATTTTCTTGTGATCCCTCCGGACGGCAATTAAAATGCTGTCCATCATCGGTTTCGAGAATAAATATGGCGAGATTCTTATCGCTTCCATCACCGTCAATAATATCAACAATACGATATTCAGCATCAATAAAATCCTTTAATTTAAGTAGTGAATATGACCGTTTTCCAATTTCATATGGCATATCTGGATTTCGAATCATCGTTCCTTCAAACCCATCACGAGTGAATGACTTATGCCAGACCAACACATCCGCCTCATTGAAAGCTTCCCACGTAGGAACACGAACAACGTTGGGGGGAGCATCGTGGAGAATATCGTGAATAATCTGCTGACGTTTCGCATAAGGAAGTTCACTATCCACAATATCATATACGTGATATAAAAGATTTGGTGACAATTCTGGACGATATTTCTTGATTGCCGTCATACTCTCCTGCAACAGTACGTTGTTCGGCAACATCAGCTCACCATCAAGAATAAACCCGCCTGCATCAAACTTCAAGTGCTGAATCACTTCGGGAATCACTTCCTTGTTTCCCCGACTCCAGCCGTTCTCACCATCGAACAGCATTCGCATCCCGTTCAACTTGGGCTGAACGTAAACAGGAAACTCCACCTTTCCCTTGTGGTCGGAGAACTTATGGGCGAGCATCGGCATTGGACGAACATCTTTCCGTTCACCCTTTGCACGGAATCCCTTGTCACGTTGCTTCTTGATAACGGCATCATACTCAAAGTCTGCCTGCTCTTGGGAATTTCGTTCATTTGCACGACCAACGTTCGTGGGAGCAGCAAAGTATGGTTCGGAGGTCTGACGTTTCGTTTCACGACCAGTCTTACTAATCTGGTACCATTCAGTCTGCGTGTAATAGTCTGCACCGTCCTTGACGATGTGTAAACGCCAGAACTTTTCACCACCATTCTTGTTTTCGGAAATTAACCATTCACTTGACTTGACGATTTTCATTTGATAACCCTGTCGAGGATGAACATAATGATTAAAGAAATCAGAAACAACTTTGCACCGAATAACCAGTCCCATGTCATGAAATATCCCTCTCCGAATCCATCTTCATAATAGCATAACTGATATGGGCATATATTGCACTAATCAACACGAAGATTGCGAACAATCCCACAATGATAACACTGGTTTTGAATAGCATGTTAATCTCCAAGGAATAGGGGATGTATGAAATATATCACACATCCCACAAAATGTCAAGTCCTTTATTAAATACTATTTAAGAACTTCTAACTTAGGTTTAGTATTTTCTAATTTATAAGTACCCAAAATTTCTTCACCCAAACTAATATCTTTTAATGCTTTTCCTGTGTTGGAATCCACGTTACCATTTTCTTCTGCGGTGTTCATATACACATAGGGATTAGCTAAGTTAAAACAACCGTCTTTATGTAACTTGAACCAATAGAAATTTTCTTTGGTATTTTCATACGATTTCAGAATAATATTCTGCACGTATGTTGGCAATGCATTAAATTCTTTTGGGGTTACACCATATGTACCACTTTCACCCGTCCATTTTGGAAATACTTCTTCACCTTTTTTAATATCACAGAGAGCAAACGTCCCGATACCATGAATTGGACTTGGCGCTGTATCGGTTTTGATACAGTCTCGTACATACTCGTATGCTGTCTTTTTCACTTCATTTACATTGACAAACGTATCGGTGTGATTGTGATTATATTGGGTGTTAGTTACGATAACAGTGTTGGACACCAATTTTTGATCTTTGGGATCAACCAAGTTTAATTTGATAGCGTGTCTGTCCTCACCTATTTCCGTATTATTTCCTACTTCCATTCCATTAAAATAATGCCGTTGCCAATCCTTGTTATGCTTTCCAGCTTTTTTATCTGCACTGAATTGCATACGTGAATTATTATACGTATGAAATTTTTCATACAACTCAGGATTTTCATCCAAATGTTTGATTTCAAAATCAAACGTTTCCGCATAATTGTGTGGAATTGGTTGAATGAAACAGATGGGGTCACCCTTTTTAAACTTTACAATTTTATTTATTTCTGTAACACGCCAGTTCATTGTAAATGTGTAGTTTAACCAATCTGTTTCAACTACACCCTCCAAAGGATGTGCCCCATCAATAAAGAAATTCGGTGCACCACGAACCAACATATTAACTTTTTCGTTTGTTTTAACTAAGAAATCAAATTCAAACGTGATAACTCCGCCAACAAAATGACACTTCACCCACTGATTTGATACGTTATATTCTGGGTCCAACCAAAAGTGCATAGAACGTTTGTCTTGTCCACCAAACCAAACAGCACTGATGTCACACGGACATTCAATAACCCATCCGTTTTGATTTGCGATAGTCATTGGAAGGCATCGGTACATATGCTTATACTCGTCCATCCACGTTCTTTTTGGTGATGCAGAACGAACGTTCCACCCAGGGATTAACTTATTTCTTTGATTTCTATAAAACGTAATCTTGTTTGGTCGTTCCATAATAACCTCTTAGAATGAAAAGAATTCATCTGCTTTTTGATTGACATCAGTAGGAAGAAGTCCCCATCCTAATGCACTGTAAAAATCTTCTAGTTTTGTTTTTAATTCGTTCACAAACAATGCCTCGTAATCAATATACTGCGAAGCGATATCCGTAATTTCCTTCGGGTCATTGTATCCCTTTACGGCAATGGTTTCTAGATTCCACGGATTTGTTTTGAGATACACATACTTAATCTTTTCACCGTCTGAAATTTTTTCATACTTGTTTTGTATGTTAAAATGACGCAACATTCGGTTGTATGTAATACACGCCTTTACGTGTGCGGGAGTTCCCTTCTTAAACTCACCCAATTGTTTACCAGCACCCTTTTCATATTCTGAGATGTTTTTAACAGATGTGTTTCTAGCAACGTTGATATAGTTCTCATTATCCAACGCGACACGAAAATCTAATACTTTTTTATCCATATCACCCTTGGTGATGCCACCTAGTACGTCCTTCAATACCCCATTCATAAACGTACGGAATGCCGGCGGAAATGTTGACCGTACTACATCCAATCCCTTAATCTTGATTTTATTATCAACATCTAGGTTAGATTCCAAATCATACACCGCGTTCATAGCGTATCGCTTCTTAGCAATCCACACACCCTTACTGGCGACAGACTCACCCTTAATATAGAACCTGTGCTTATCACAGAAAAACAATTCCTTCGACATTACGTTATAGTAGTCGTTCAACTTGTTTTCCACCGCACGAGCCAATTTAATAGTAAAGTCCTTTGGTTCTGCGTTTTCTGGTAGTAGTGCTTTGGATGAAAAGTATAACGAGTCGGTATCAATATAGATACAATAATCCTTATCGTCTTTCAGTCTGTCGTTATACAAATTATTTGCAAACTCTGCACTATTCTTAATAACATCTTGTCCCGTTGCTGTAACGGCCAATGCGTTGTCAATGTCAAAGAAACGGAAGATAGGAAGTCCAAGAACACCATACAAGGAATTCAAGAAAATCTTCTGAATGTGTTGACGACGATCGTAATAGTCTGCCAACTCTGCGTTACCTTCGTTCTTATACTTCTTCATCAAATTCTTATATTCTACTCGTTCTGCGAACCAACGGTCAAGTACTTCTGGAATAATACCCGTCTTGTTAGCATCATACAATACACCATTAGAACTGATGTACATATTTGCCGTGTTCATAAACTTAATAAAGTTTTCACGAGGCAAACGAGTAATCGCGTCCGTGTCCTTATCACGTACCAGATAGATATCAATTTCACCCTTACGGTGCTTCTCAACGTCCCAATTCGTCACAAACCCGCGTTTAGTCTCTGGACTAATATTGAGACTCATAATGATACTTGGGTATAGTGATTGCAAGTCGAGTGAATAAATCCAATCGTACAAACCTGGTACAGGAGGTTTCACGTATGCACCAGAGAATCCTTCATCATTATTCTCTACACGGTCATTCATCAACTGCCGACCATCGGCAGGCTTGTTGCTTACCACCAATCCCTTGCGGTGTAGATAGGTAATGATTGTTCCTTCGAGGAACTTGGAGCTGTAACAATAATCTTCGTATTGTACATGACCAACGTGACAAATACCACGAACCAACTCAATCAACTTCATTTTCTTGTCAATTTCCACGATGATACGTACGTCTTGCACGTTATAATCAATAAACTTATCAAGGTCATTTTCAAACAGGTCATCAAGTGACCCTTCGTATTCTACCTTACCCATACCAACTTCAATACGACCAATCGTATCCAGACGGTAGTTTTGCTGTTGTCCGTAGGTGAACTTCTTATAAAGGTCAAGATAATCCAGTGATGTCACACCGGCAATCATCCACTTCTTTCGAAACTTGGAATACTTCAACTTTCCAATAGGGGACAGTCGGTTTGCAATACCGTTTCCACACTGTTGCTTTAACCGATTGTAAAGATAAGGTACGTCAAAATAATCACTATTCCATCCCGTAATAATAGTGGGACCGATAGCTTCATATACATCAATGAACTTGTAAAGTAAGTCTAGTTCGTTATCAAAGAAGTACGTGTCAATATCACCCTTCTTATAGTTTTGTCTAGACCCTGTTTTGTCTAGTACCAATACCGTATATTCCTTCGTGACATTATCATAAAGGGTAACGGCGGTAACTTCATTGTTCGGGTTTTCAATATTCGGAATACCATTTTCCATTGACACCTCAATGTCAAAGAAAATAACTTTGTGACCCTTTGATGGTTCGTCACTATCCAAATATAAATCTGTGATTACACGAGTTTCACGGGGAATATCACTTTCAAATAAGGTTGGGTCATCCCACTTATACATCTTGGTTTTACTAACACGAACACCTGTCATACTCAACTTAGACCCATTACGGTCAGCCTTATATGCATAATCAAACTGTGAAAACGGCAACGTGGTATAGCCTTCCTGGTCATCCCAGAGATGTACTATACCACGACCTTCACCATCTTCAATAAAAATATTCTGATACATTAACGAGTTCTCCTTGATAGTCTCTCTTAATATATCCTTAGTCGGCGTCTTTGTCAACTCCGAATTTTATCCATCTATACCAAACTCTCTCGTGAATATAATATTGTATTGGTTTCCACAATAATTCTGCTATACCAAACGCAGCACCAACTTTTATAGATCCACTAACAACCCATATAGTAAAAAATCCAATAGTAGTACTAAGAATTCTATAACTTATTGTTTTTGCTATATGTCGTTTTGGGTGAATCATCATATCACATCCTTGTATATAGAACAATATTTGTTCCAGTTTTTATTAAATTCATCTATATTTGTTATTTTAGCTACTAAATTATTATCTATCGTTTTTTGAACTACTTTGGAATAATTATCTAATTCTGGTAAATCTAAATATTTTAACAATTTTTCTGGATCGTTTACATAATCTTCAATATAAAACACATAATCCGTTAATTGTTTTATTCTGTGTAATCTGCACAACCACTCAAACCACATAGTAAACATATCTTCGGAAACATATATGCCCGACATCATCTGTCTTTTTTGGTGTATGATATGTGGATCTCCGTGAAATGTTTTTGTGTACATAGACAAAATAAAACTTAAAAATTGTTGTCGCAAATCTCGTCTTAGTAGGGTTATAGTCTTGTATCTTTGGTTTTTTATAAATTTATTTATTATGTTATACGACTTACCAACTTTTAAATTAATTATTGGGAGTGGTGTAGTGTCAATTATCTGCTCATACAGTACATACGGACTGATTTGTTCATATACCGAATTTTCTCTATGTAATATATTTTCTACACCAGCTTTATATTCAAATATTTCTATACTTTTTTGAAAAATTTCAGGAGTAGTATTTAATAAATTATCAGCATATTGTTTGTATTCCGGATACTTTATACTCAAACTTTCTAATATCCACGAATGTATTGCAACACTGCTTGCCCTTGGTAAGCTTATAATGCAGAACATTATAATTGCAGTTGTTTAGGAATATTTATTGCGGAAATAATTTCAATTTTATCATCTAATTTAACATGTACCATTATAAAATATCCTTATGTCGCTTTGGATGAACCATAATTAATCAGTTAAATAATTTAATGGGTAATTAAATGTAATAAAATCTTCGTGGAACAAATGCTCCGCCAACTCAATAAATTCAGGGTCAGTAAAGTCTAGGTTATTCAAAGGATCGGTTTCTATCAAGTCCAATGCTTCAAGTTTACTGATGTCATATGTAAAATTATTTGTTATCCAGTTATTAAATTCAGATATGTTTTCATATTTAAACACAGTGATTTCCGAACTGCTTGCCCAGAACTTTTGTGTTTTAAAGAATGCACCAATAAACCATTCAGATTGCGTATTAAATATTTCACTTAATGTGTTTCCTTTTGGTTGACAATTTCTATTGAAATTTTCATAGAAAAAAGTAACCATATTGTGAATAGTATCATGTGGAAGCACAAAAGAAATTCGCGGGTCTGTTGCTTTACGTTCAAACATATAACGTAAAGAAGAAATAAATCTATCAACAGGATTTCTAACTACTGTGAAGTACTTAACAGAACTATCATTGACTGTTGATAATATACTGTATGATGAATGACCCAGTGGATAAAATTTATTAGCTTTCAATTCACTTGCAAATGATTCATCAAATAAACTGTTATATGCTTTCGTACCAGTTCGTGGTATTTTTACATAGCACCACTGGTTACCGTTCGTATCATTTATAATCATATTCCGAGTTCCTTACGAATTTGGGTTGCACTAATTGATTCAATTTCATCATCCAACTTAATTTGTTCGACTTTATAACCAACATCACGACCATAGTATACACCAGAAATATTTGGCAATTGCCAAATGGTATACTTACCTGCGTAATCTTGTTCTAAATCTTCGTGGATTCTAGAAATAACATCTTCGATTGGCAATGGGTCTTTTTCGGTTGTTCCGTGAGTATCACGAACGCCGATACATACTTGTCCGGCAATAGACAAAATCTTTTCAAATAGAGCACGATGACCTCTGTGCCAGGGTTGATATCTTCCCACCATAAGTCCAGTGGGTGCTTTGGGGTTAAACTGCATGTTCACCTCTGTGTTTTTTCTTTAAGGTTTCACTAATTTTTCTTTTCGTTTCTTCCGATACATGTTTTGTTTTTCGTTGCCCACTTTTCCATGCATCTTTTTGTTTTTTTCGCATCATTTCTTTATTTTTTGGATTGCTCCAAAATTCTTTAATTTTTTCTGATCGTTTTTGTATGGTTTCATCACTCTGTTTTTTTCCAGTTAAACTATCAGATATTTTATTTTTCCAATCTTCGGTTCTTCGTAAATTTGCTTCTTTTATTTTTTCACGAGTTTCCAGTGAATGTTTGTAATTTTTACTCAATCTACTTTTAGTCACTTTTTCAATATGCTCTTTTGTTTTGTATTTCATAGCATATGTTAGATTACCAGTTCCAAAACACCCTTCATTCAGCCAATTTGTGTTATGTATTAAATTACATTTCTTTATTAATTTTTGTTCCCACGCAAATGCTTCTTCTGGGGTATCAAATAGTTTTCTAACCTCTGCTATAAAACTATCCTTACCATATGATTTTATTAAATCTTTTACTATTTTAGAACTTGAAAAATAAGTAATCCATAAATTTTCTGGATGTGAGTTTTTACCGTATTTTACACCATAGTATCGTTTTCCAGTGGGTATGTGAGTTAATAAATAAGTATAAGCCATGTGTATCTCCAAAAATACCATATACTTATACTTATCATTAAGCCTCTCAAAAACACCGATTTTTACAAAAAATCATTAACACTGTTGATGCTTTAGAATTAAATTGCATATTCTCTGTGCCTCTTCCTCTACGGGATTAAATTGTGTAATACGATCGTTATATTCGTTATCAGTAGGTACTTGCCACACTTTGTTAGTATCTTCAAACCGACCCTCTGTAATAGTGTCCATCCATACTGCAAAGTGTGGTTCGTAGATAGCACGGAGTTCTGCGGTTGGGGCCACGAAATCAGATACTACATATTGCACCCGACCCTCTTCCAAAATATTATCGGACATGGTTCTCATACGAAGTGCTTGTCGTGCTCGTCCGGCGGGACTAAAATCCCAATCTTCAAATGCTTTACGGATGGCGTCTGCGTTTAGATGACCTGCGTTTGGAAGTAACTTAACCAACTCTTGTGCTAATGTAGTTTTTCCAGAACCAGGTAAACCAAATAGTAAAATTCTCATGACCCCTCATCTAATTTAATATGTTTCTTTATTTTTGATTGAACAATTTTCGGATTATTTCTAATGTCATTTTCCCATAAACATAAAAATTTAAATCCCATCTGCTCAAATTTTTTCTTTCGTTCATTATCACGTTGCCAAATTTCTTCGGCTGTCTTTTTCTTACCTTTATTAAAATAGGAAGAAGTATATTGCTGCGGGTTACAGTGCCAAAAGTCACCATAACATTCCACGATATATTTTTTATTTACCAAAAAATCAACGGTGTATCTATCCACCGAAACTTGTTCTTCAAAAGGAAGATTAAGTCTTGTTAATATTGTAGAAACCGTTTGTTCAATTTTATTACTTGTACACTTAGTTTCTTTTTTCTTACGACTCATAAGTTATATTGTGTATTGAAACTCAACGTAATTCTCATATTGGTTTTATTTGGTGGAACGTAATGTTGAACCCAACTTGGAAATAATACTAACTGTCCTGTTTTCGACTCCACGTTTTCTATATTAGATGTATACATACCAGGTGCATCTTTTCTTGTATGCTGTACGTCCAACATTCTAAATCCTTCCGTTGCACTTACAAATGTAATTGGTGCGCTTCCTTCGTCCACATAAGGATAATATGCTCCACTAATTACACTATCATAATGTCTATGAACACCAACAGAACCATTCATACTTAGAATATTCATCCAGCTTTCATAAATATAACTGGTGTGAATTCCAATTCTATTTGAGTACTCGTCAATACACTCTTGGAATTTATTGTATAATGGTTTTAGTGCGGGTATCTTACTTGGGTCTGCGTCACCACGAATTCCATCTACTAAACTATTCGTTGTGTATCCAATATTTTGTAATGCGTGGTTTACATCATCGGTGACGAAATCCGATAAATTAAAAATTGCTACTGGTGTGGAAAATAACCATAGAGTATTTATTTCTGTCATATAGATTTCTTATGCGGAAAAACTACTTCCACATCCACATTTAGCAGTAGCGTTTGGATTTTTAAAGGTAAACCCAGATCCCATCATGTCTATGACATAATGAACCAATGTACCATTTAAGTAAGAGCTGGAAAAGGGGTCTATGACAATCTTCAACCCATTTTCCTGCTCTACAACAACATCATCCTCTTCTGGATTATCAATGATATTGAAGTTATACTTAAATCCCGAACAACCACCAGGTAATACCGAAATACGGAAATATTCACTATTTTCCGCTTCGGAAAACTTTTTCATTTCACCCAATGCCGCGTTGGTGAAGGTAATACTAAAATCAGCCGCCTGTTGAACCGAATCCATTGCTCCCCCTTCCATCTTCCGATGTGAGTTCAGTAACCTCTTCTACTGCAAAATCCACTGTTGGTATTAAGATTAGTTGTGCAATCTTGTCACCAATGTAAACTGTCTTAATATCTGGTCCACCGTTGTGTAATGCTACCTGAATTTCACCTGTATATCCGTTATCAATTATACCCGCTACTACAAATAATTTTTTCTTCGTAGCGATGGAAGAACGATCACGAATAATACCACCATACCCAGCGGGAAATCCTATAGCGATACCGGTCTTTACCAATAATGTTTCATCTGGATATATTGAGACTTGTGCATTGGCGTATAAATCATACCCCAAATCTCCAGCGTGTGCTTTTGATGGGAGTATAGCCGTGTCATATAATCTTTGTACTTTCAAGTTAGTGCTCCTGATATAATTAGTTTTAATTATTTGTCAAATTTACCATTTATAACATCATTAATTAATTCGGTATATCCAGCTTTTGAATTTGCACCTGTTAACGATACAACATCAATATCATTTTTAAAGATAATAATTGTTGGAACTGATCGAACTTTATACTGCGTTGCCAAATCAGGACTTGCATCAACATCAACTGTTTCAAATGTAACTGCTGGCATTTCTTCCTGCAATTGCTTAAAAATAGGAGCAATCATTTTACACGGCGCACACCACGGTGCGGTAAATCTCATTACTTTAATCATATTAACCTCTTAAAAATTAATTCGGATACCTGCTTGCATTTGCCAACGTGATAACAAATCATCGTACTGATATGTTTTTACGGTTGGGTCGAAACTATACGTAGGTGTTCCACCCACTGCGCGTCCAGAACGGTATTGTAACGGATATACGTTTTGGTTATTGAGATTAGGAACGAAATACGACCTGCCCCACGAATCATTCAGTAAATTACCAATATTCGCTATATCAAATGTATACTGCATTCTACCATGCGTTTCTGTTACACGAACATCTACTCTATGGTTCCACGGTGTTCTTCCACCATTACGTTCCGTGTACTGTCCTCGACGACTGTTTAAATATACATCATTTGATATAAACTTGTCAAGGTCTGCCCAGATTTGTGCTTCCGTTCGTGTATCGGTTTGTCCAGTAGGTCGTGCTGAAGGGACCAATTTAATTTCCGAGGCGTTTCGTGGTACATATAATAAGTCATTATGACTGGACCCATCTCCATTCAAATCACCCGAATACACATATGAGAACGGTGAACCAGATGCTCCTGTATACACTGCGGAAATTACGGTATTCTTTTTTACATTCCACGAGGCGTTAGACACGATTCTATGACGAACATCATAGTTGGACCATGTTAATTCATATTCATTAGCTTTCACTAATTGATTATATTCTACGTGCGATTGAAATGAGTTACGTTGACCATTGGCCAAATCCTTTGCTTGACCATAGCTATACGCTGTCATCATATCCAACCGATTCCACTTTTTACTAAGATTTGCTGTTAAATTATACCGATATCCTAGATTGGTATTTTGTAATGCAAACACCGATGTGTAGGGATTTATTGCCGTTGTGGACAATCGCGTTGAGGTGTATACAGGACGAGTATCAGCTCCTCCCAAATTACCCGCAGCTCCAGGTAATCCCACATTGGTGAATAAAATATCATTCAATGTTTTTGTATAGGTTCCATCTAACACCAACAATGCATCACCAGGAAGTTTAATATCCAATGCCAAATTTCCACGTACCATTTGTGGTTGTACATATTTGTCCGTGATGATGTTCATTTCATAGTTGGTTGTACTACTCACGGAACGTTGACGTAGTGGGTCAACAATTAAAGGAACTGTGGTTGTTGGTCGGGCATCCACATTTCCTACCACCAAACCATTATGAATGAAGGGGTAAGCAAACCATGCGAATGGCATACGTCCTTGGAACAATCCTGCACCACCACGAACAGTAACTTTATTTGTTTCCCAAATGAATCCCGCACGAGGCGCAATCATTAATGACGTACCATAATTGTTAGTAAACTTGGTATATGGTTGTGTCCCGTCCGTTAATGTTAGATTGGTAAACTCTGTCGCCTGTGTTGGTGTATCAATGATGTTCCAATCCGCACGAATGCCCAGACTTACTTTCAATCTGTCGGTTAGTGTAATTTCATCTTGCAGATACACGCTTGGTACTGCGATATTGAAATTCGCTCCAGGATTATTCAATACATAATCTAAACTGTTATCCGTTAAATCAAAAGTGGAACGAATACGATTAGGTCTGTTAGCAAAGAATGATGCAATGTTTGAATATTGCCAACGTCCCGCATATCCATTCACGAATGTGTACTGGACATTATAGAATTCATTGTGTGTACCCAAAGTAACTGTATGATTGTTCTTGGACCAGATTAAATTATCTGTGAGTTCAAACGTGCTAGTTCGGGTACGATACACCACGCCTTCACGATCTGCGCCAGCATTAATTTGTCCAAATTGAATATCTTGGATTTCAATCTGTGGTGCGTATTCTGAACCGTAAGGGTCACGATGGTCATTTACCAACGAATATCCTGCTAGTAAACTATTGGACACACCCACACCTAATTGTGATTTCAACTCTGCTACTGTGCTCAATGTTCTACTGATGTGATTGAAATCTTGTGAGGCAAGTTTATTTAATGCTTGACCACGTTCTAAATTACCTGCCGATGCATTAACAAAATTACTTCGAACTGTGAGAATGGAATTACCAACGTTCCAATCTAACCGCCCGAAGTATTTTTCACTATTTGCCTGAATGTTGTATGCTCCAATCGTACCAGGATCAAAGTTTGATATACCTGATTTTGCTGCAAATGAAATTAAACTATCTTGAATTTGTTGTGCAATTTCTTTACTTAACAATGCACCTTGACTTCCTGGTGCGAATAGCACAGGGTCCGTTCTACGAGAAATTTCCGTATTGAAGAAATAGAACAATTTATCTTTGATTACAGGACCACCAATACGACCGCCGAATTGATATTCATTGAATGATGATGGAATATCACCCGACAATCCATTTCCCACCAATTGCGGTGCTCTTCCAAAACTATAAATTGATCCTTCTTGTTTGTTTGTTCCCGAACGAGTCACCGCATTAACACTACCGCCTGTGAAGTTACCAATCTTTACATCATATGGAGCAATAGCAACAGACACTTGTTCGATAGCATCTAATGAAATAGGTTGGGTACGTGATAGTGAACCTGGGGTTCCAGTAGGTACAGATGCAGTAGATTGACCAGATGACTGACTAAATCCGAATGCATCATTAGATGCTGCACCATCAATAGTTAAGTTGTTATACCGATAATTGGAACCTGCAAATGACACACCATTACCTTGTGGTGTCATTCTGGTCATATCCTGCAAACTACGACCCAACGTTGGTAATACTTCCAACTTATCTCTATTTAACTGTGCAGTCACCCCATCTTTTCTTGCCTGCGCCGCTACATCGGAAACAACTTGTACACCCTCTAACTGTACAACAATCTTATCTAAAATAATTTCTTTATTAGTTGTTCTACCCAACTCAACGGAAATATCGCCCAAAGACTTTGGACGATATCCCAATGAAGTTATAGAAATAACATAAGGACTTCCTGGTTTCAGGTTAGTAATACTAAACTTACCGTATTCATTTGTACGTGTCATCACCTTTTGTGATGTTGGAACAAATGTGACTGTAACCGTTGCATTACTAATAACATTACCAGTATTATCTTTTGTTATACCGCTTAAAGTTCCACTCGTAACCTGTGCGAAGGATGCGTTGGCGCACAATACTGTCAGCGCAAGAATGCTCTTCAAAAATCTCATAAATCTCCGATGTATGGGTAATATAACCCGTTATTGTTTATCAAACAACTTCACAGGCACCACCACCACATGCTACCTCGCCAGACAGATTAGTACCATCTACGAATTCTACTACATCGTCTAGGTTGATATCGTGTAAATGCCCAATAAGTTCATTATAGGTTTCTTCGTTTACATCTTCGAATGGTGCTTGAATATATGAGTGGTCGGAATACGGGAGTACTGACAATGCTGTGAAGTTCTCGCGGTTTTCCCACATCCACTCACCCACTTCTTGCCATTCACCATCCTTAATAGACACGGTAACGGATACATTATTCTTATTTGCACCCTTACGATGACCTGGCTTCACCCATTCCTTCCATACCTTAGATACACGCTTCAACAAATCCAATGCGGATTCCTGACGAGTGACCGCGCCTTCGGGTGCCTTTTGTGGCACTTCAATGACAGCTTGAAGATTTGGTTTAAAATACTCGTCTGTAATTAATTCTGGGTGATTAATTTTTAGATAGCTATAGATACTTTCATTCTTTCCAACACGGATACGACGAATGTAGTGCTTGTTATGCCAAGCGTGGATACCACTACTCGTACCCAAAACGAGGGACGATGTGCCTTCCGGCTTCACGGTTGTGCAACGGGCCGCTGGCATCGTACCAATTATGGACGATACACGTGCATTCTCTTCCTTTACCATATTTGCAGCTTCCTTCATGTCGAGTTTCAACACTCCACCCGATGCGATTCCAGTCATACTCACGCCGATTAACGCTTCCTTCTCCGTGGTTCTCTTCCATATATCTCTCAAATAGTGAAAATCTGTGTACGATGCTTGTAATGTGCCAATAAATGCTGCTGCCTTTGCACGCGCATTCAAATCATCTTGATCAACAACATCACCAGCATGAATAGTGGTAAGATTACAGAATTGGAAAGGACGAAGTGAAATTTCTGCACACGGGTTCATGCCCCAATCCTTGTCATTTGTAAAGAAGAATCCAGGTTCACCAGAACCAGAGAGTTCAATCTTCTTCCACAATTCAAAGAATGTTTCTTCTTCAACCTTTGAACGAACGATTACTGCACTATTATTTGCACGACCACGTTGTGGATTATTTTCCCACCAGTTGCCGAACTTACAAGTCAACATATCATCATCGTCAATGTCGAACAACGAAATCATAGCGGAACGACGAATTCCACCAGCAAGTACAGCGTCAGCAATATAGCATAGAATATCGTGGACTTCAATTGTGGTGAGCTTTTCACCATTTTGCTTACGGTCAAGAACTTTTTGAACATTATGTAAACAATCCTTTAATGGTTCTGGTCCTGGTGCCTTGCCACCGGAAGTGATAAGTTGTGCACCCTTTGGACGAATATCGGAAAAATCATATACTGGTAATGCCTTGCCCTTCATATACGCAGTAATCATTACCTTCACTGCATCTGCCCAACCTTCAATACTATCACCGACGAGATAACGACGGGACTTGGTGGGCTTATTAATTTCTGGGAGTTGCTCAATGTGATGACGTTGGACAGAATATCCTACACCTGTTCCAGACAACAAAAGGAACATTACTTCACTGAATGCGTCTACATTATCAATTGGTAAAAAGCAGCAATTGTATAAACGTGCATTGTTAATAGCAATTGGCTTACCAGCGAATTGTAAACTACGCATGGATGGAAGAATCTTTTTATCGTAAACAAATTTATAGGCGCTTTCTATTTCATCCTTTAAGTTTGGATACTTCTCCAAATGCATTTCTTTATTTCTATCAACTAATTCTTTCCAGTTTTCTCTACGTTGTAGTTCTGGATTATATTTTGCATACTTCATAAACACTGTAATATCACTTAAAATCTTTGCTTCAATCTGCATTTGCTTACTCCAAACTTACTCTATGTTAAATGGTTATGGTAAAATAAATAGGTTGCTTCTGTCTGAAAAAATTATATGTTACTTAATCATCCAAACTTTCTAGTCCACTCATTTCTGCTAGCTTTTTTCTCAAATTACTTCGTTCATCATTTGCTTGATTATCCATTTGTTTTTTCAAAAGGATACCCTTTGTGGACTTCTCATCATAAATATTGATTTGACCGATACTTGTATCCATTACGACAGGGAAAGTTTGTCCGTCTGCGCCAAATCTATTTTTAATGATATGGGCACGTCCTGTCTTATTGACTTTATCCTCTAACTTTCTGCTCAGAGAAATAACCAAGTCTGCCGTCATAATCTTATTATAACTTTCGGAAATCTTATCTGCTTGAATTACATCGTCTTGAATAGAACTTCTCTGCGTCTGCGAAGCAGTCCAACACGGAATATTCAATTCTCCAGCGATACCACGAAGTTCTTCGTAAATTGCACCAAGTTCTTGATACCGTGCATCTACTCGTTCTGCTGACCTCAATAGGTCTGCGTAGTCAACCAACATAATATCTGGTTTATATCCCAATGCAGTTAACTGTTGCACGTGTGCCATTAGTGTATTACACGTTGCACTTCGAGCAGGATAATACTTAATAATTAATTGTCCGTTAATCTGTGACACCACATCTTTGACTGTATCAACGTTATCTGGAATCTTACCAGGTTCAATACCAGTGAAAATAGTATCATAACGAATACCGACATAATTTTCATTTAGTTCAAGTGTGTAATGAACAACACGTTTTCCTTTCTTCAATGCGTTTGCACCGATGGTAGACAATGCCCAACTCTTACCAATACCCGATGGAGCAGCGATAACACCAAGTTCACCACCACCCAATCCACCACCAGTAATTGCATCAATTACGTCCCAACCAGTTGCCACAGTATCACGAGAAATGCGAGCCAAACGACCCTCAATATCTTCTGACCAGTTTAGACCGATTTCCTTTGGTTGACCACTACGAAGGGCATTATCAACTACGGTTTTAATTGCATTATAGTCGCCACTTTGCAATAAATCTACCGATTTAATAATTGCTGATTTAAGTGATTGGTTACGAGCGAAATCAAGAAACTTATCACGAACATATTGTGCATCGCTGTCTGTAACCTTGGTGACAACCTTTCTGAGCAGTTCGATAGTTCCCGCACGAAGAGAATCATCACTCTCGTGCGATAGTTCGATCTTAAAATATTCTAATGTTGGTAAAGTGCGGTATTCGTTGTAATATGTTAATGTTTTCTTCGCAAGCCATTTACCGGAATCACTGTCAAAGAAGTATGGATTGATGACATCAAACGATTGCTCTAAAAAGTCAGGAGCTGAAATAATAGATGCTAATACTTTTGTTTGGAATTCAATTCCATACTTTGAAAGATTGTCTACATTACTATCATAGTTTTGTGGTGCTGCTACTATTGGAACCATTAGAGAACCTCGTTAGTGGAACAAATGTGGATGTTAACCACATATCGTAATTCGGGAAGTTAGATATAACTTTACTGCGTATGAGCAACTTTGTCAAGTCCATCTTGCGTAAATCTGTCTTAGTTGTATCCAACTTATGAATAATTTTCATCTTTGCATCAGTAGAAATATTCACATCACGTAATTGCATTAATTGCATATTACGTTCTATAACATCTTTATTATCTAAAATATTTTCAATTAATTTTGGTTTCTTTTTTACATCAGTATATTTTTGTTCTATAAAATTGTAGTCTACCATGTCGGAATTATCTAACAATTCTGGTAATAGTTTAAGAACTGTTTTTTCTCCCGCCCCACGGATACCATCAATATTATCACTCTTGTCACCAAGTAACGCTCGATAATGTACGAAATTATCGGGATGAACGCCGTATGCTTCTATTACGGTATTTACATCAAACGTCTTTTTCTTAACAGGATTATATACTCTGGTAGTTTCTGTAACCATCTGCAAGAAATCTTTATCTGTTGAGTAGATAATAGATTGTCCACCTTGTGCGGTAACCATTTCCGATGCATATGCAATCACATCATCCGCTTCGATGTTGTCCATAGTAAATACCGTTACTGGTAAACACTCCAACATTTCTACCAACGTTACCAGTTGATATTTCATATTTTCCGTTTCTTGCTGTTCGGTTGTCATATCATATTGACGATTCAACCGAGTTGGTGGTTTACGATTTGCCTTGTAGTCAGGATAAATTTTTCTTCGTCGTTGACTACCACCCTTACCATCAAACACAATAACAACACGAGTGGGTTTAAAATCACGTATAACCGAACCAATACTTTTTAGAAATCCAGACATTCCACCAATATGATTTCCATTGTCATCCAATGTTGGAATTGCTGCATAACTTCTAAGGAAGGTGTTCAAAGCGTCAATCAGGAGGACACGACTGTTGTAGGTCATTCCCTCCTGATTGTTATTTTCGAAATTCATTGATGCAAAAACCTTTTGTAGATCACTCATCATTACTCTCTGCCGTCGAGTTCATAAACCCCAATTTTTGTGCAAGTGCAATAATTTCATTATCATCCATTGCGTTAATATCCAATCCTTCAAGTTCTTGAAGAATGGGGTCATTTGCAGTAACCGATAAGTTTGCTTCAAACGGAACTGGTACCACAGGTTGCGAAATTGCAACCTGTGGCGTCATTACATTATTGTATGACATTAGTTTCCGTCGAAGTTGTAATTCAAACTTATCTACATCACCCGATGCGTTGGTAAATGCTTCAAGTGCAATAGATATGAATTCTTCTAACATATATTAATCCAGTAAGAGTTCTTTCTTATCTTCTTCACCAGTATCTAACGACATCGCATCTGGATCGTATTCCGTCTTGTATTTCATAATCAGTGCGTCACAAATCTTCTGGTAGATAGATTCCTTTCTATCCATATCTTCATCCAAAATCTTTGGGAAATCCTTAGACTGGAATTTCAATTCTTCACCAGTAGTGTCATCAACCAGAGTATACCATGCACCCGATTGCTTGACCAAACCATTGTCCTTCAAGACATCCAACCAGCTACCATAGTCATCAATACCACGGTCGAAGTAGATATCAAATTCCGCGACACGATGCGGTGGACCAAGACGATTCTTTACCACTACCGCCTTTACCTTAACACCAACCACATTTTTACTTGAATCGTTGATTTTACCAATCAATGACAAACGAATACGAGTAGATGCGTGGAATGCGATAGCCTTACCACCCGAAGTAGTCCACGGGTCACTGAACGCAGGAGCGTTCATCTTCTGACGAAGTTGATTGGTAAAGACTAGTGCGATTCGCTCTCGTCCAAGAAGTCCTGTAATCTTACGCATCGCTTTGGAGATAATGATTGCTTTATCTGTTGCATATCCGTCTTTTCCAAAATCGGCTTCCATTTCTTTCTTGGTAGACGCAGCGGCAACGGAGTCAACGATAATCGTGACAAGCTTATCCTTTTCCTTACCAGTTCTAACTTTTTCAATAATGTTTGTAATCGCATCGAAGATATCTTCTACGGTAGAAAGATGAACATATACTAGTTTATTCATATTGATACCCACCGCCTTGAAGAAGTCAGGATTGACTGCGGTTTCGGTATCAATAAGTACTGCCACACCACCACGTTTCTGCGTGTTAGCGATAAGCTGTGCACCAACCAATGACTTACCAGAACCTTCAAGACCAGTAAGTTCAGTAATACGACCGACTGCGATACCTCCATACGGACGATTGCTCACCGCAATGTCCAACATAGTTGCACCAGTAGAAATAAAATCGGTAAAGTCGGTTGGTGTTTCTTCTTGCCCATCAAGGAAATAAGCAACCTGATCGGAATCCTTATTTAACTTGTTGAGTGAGTCTGCGATGACTTGTGCCAATTCGTCACGATTTGCTGACGGCATTGGTTTCTTAGTTTTCTTTTCGGTACTCATAATGATTACCGATTAATTGTCGAATAGCTTATCAAATTCATCAAGCGCGTTCTTGACCTGTGCCGATTCAGAAATCTCTGTCTTAACGTCGAGAATTTCCGCCGTCACACTCTTAACCTCAGGACTACCCTTTGCAGGTGCGGGGGTTGGTGTTGTGCTATCAGGATCGAGATACTTTTCCAGAACCACACGAAGTTCCTCGTACGAAGGTTCCTTGTACAGGGAGAAAATATCGGGCTGCTCAGAAAGAAGCTTCTTTGCAAGGTCCACATCAGCAACAACAGGAGTCTGATTCGGCTTCACCTTAACTGAGGTCTTAGCAAAATTCGTGTCCGACTTTTCCTGCGGAATGTACTCTACTACAATGTCACGACCAGCCTTCGGGTCGGTGATATCACCGTAGTCAGGGTCAGCGATGTACGAAAGAAGGTCCTGATAGACTGTCTTACCGAATGAGAAGAAACGAACACCCTTGCTCTCTTCACCACGAACGATGATAGGAACATACGTACGGAGCTTCGGACGGAAAGCACGTGACTGCGAATACGCAGCCTTCTCGGCGTCACGACCCTCACGGCGTGCATCTTCAACTAGCTTGTCTGCGAATTCCGCGATAGGGTCACGGCGCCCAAACGAAAGAGGTGAGATGTAGGTCTTATTACCAAGATAATGGAAATAGAGCTCAATAAAGGGATTCTCACGATTCTGCACCCACGGGACGATACGGATAGTCGTCTTACCTTCGGTGGGCTTCCAAATGGATTCACTGCGGTCAGTCTGCTTAGTGAATGTGTTCAGCTTTGCCTTTAGGGCATTAAAATCCAGTGCCATACTTTTACTCCTTTTAGTGTTTAGTGTTGAGAGTTTAAAACTCCTCGTCATAGTATTATAACGAGGTACTGCTTATTTGTCAAGTAGTGATTTTTATAAATTAATTATATTAGAAATTTTAGTATTTACTTTTTTCAAACGACCATATGCAGTCACCAATACAGTGTTCTGCAATTCAGACCAATCAATCTTATATGATTTATCTAATACACCACCATTCTTTTCTTCAATTAACTTGTTAATTGCATTAATTGTGTAAATGGTATTTGTTTGTTTCTTTCTATGAACTGAAATTGTAGATTCCGGTGCTGCACCGCGAACAGGTTTCGACATATCAATGTTGTAGGTTAATATGACTTGATTTTCATCATTCACATTGTCCAACACATATACTGAATTAAATGCAAGAGTATAAACTTTCTTAATCTGTTCGATTGTTACTTCTATGTCTTTCTTTGCACAAAAAGTACAGAGTAATTGCGTTTCTGCTTTCATAATATAAACTCATTAGGGTAAAGCTTTCCAGCGTTAATCTCCTAATAAATATTATTATGTACGGTGAAACCTTATATTTTTATCATCTCCAACTCATCATAATTTCTACCTTTATACATTCTTGTTGGATATCCACCTTCTTCCAACAAACTCTTGATACGGGGAAGCATAGCGGTTTCTGACCTATGTAAATCCAATAGTAATGCATCGTATGTATATAGAATTGGTTTGGTCAATTTACCTTCCAATAATTGACACACCATAGATACTTTGGACAATGCTTCTTCTGTTTCCAACCATTGTACGGAATAATTAAATACTTTGTTGGGTGAGGGTTCATCTACTATTATACGTTTTCCACTGTTTGTTTTAATAAACCCCATAACCTTATAAAAATCCCATAACTGTTCAGAGTATTTTCGTACATTATGGAAAAACTCTACTCCACCAAAATCCTCGTTCATACCATACATTAGTGCGAATGTACGCGCCTTTGACTGCTCGTACTCGTCTGGCGTCACTTCCTGCTTGCCGTAGTATTGTTGGGCGAGATAGGTGTGTACAGAACTCGTGGGCAGGTTATAATTGATTTGTGCCCCAACCAATCGAAGATGAAACGCCTCATAGTCAAATTGGATAAGTAAACCATCATCACCATATCTACTGGTAAATGCTCGTCGAGTACCATCGTTTTTATTGATTGCCGCGAAGTTAATTCCACCATACTTGTTACTTGGACGACCTGTTGATGTATAGGGATTGTACTCAGAATATATAGTATTATTGTTTATATACTTTTTCACATCACCATAATGTTCCATCAACACAGCAGAATCAACATAAATACCAGATTTCTCAATAGTAGTTAATGTTGGTATAACTTTATTATTAACAAAATCATACCCATCTGGAATTTTATTATAAAAAGATTCTTTTAGAAACTGAGTTAGTTTGTATCCATATTCGACCCACATCATAAGTGGAACACTCAGATGTAAATTCTTAAACTGGAATTGTTGCAACATTCTGGTGATAATCGGGGTATAGTATTCTCGTATTTCGGGAATGACTTTACTGGATAGATGTAGTATTGTTGCAACATCATGCACACGTTCCTGCGGGATGTTGAACGTGTGAAGAATTTCTCTTTTATAAAGTGTGATTACTTTAAATGCACGTTCCAATGAAATGGACATTGGTATTGCGTCGGGATGATTAAATGGAACGCAGTAGTAATCTTTATCAATAAGAATGTGAAGTGACGAGATGGTATTTATTGCGGGATGTGAGTGTTGATCGACAAAAATAGGCACCACGACTGATGCCTCAGTTTCAATTCTGTTTTGTAGTTTTTGTAACTCCGTAACCGATTGAACGACCATTTACTCCCCCGACCAAAACTCCATATAGTTTCGTAAGTGATTCGTGATACCAGGTAACTTTTCCTCTGCAAGCGATAAAAGTTCTTTGTTTTGGCTAATCACTCCCTTGATTAATATATTGTCCCCACTTGGCAAAGTCAAGATGGTATCTTCCAATTTACCACGTATTATCCAATCAATGGTAGTTTTTCTAAATAAGTTATTATCTTCAATAGCTGCGTACTGCCCACCATCCAATTCATATATCAAACCATTACGTTGCGCAGTATACTTGGCAAAATATCGTGGTTTGACACGTTTATCAATATCTTCTTGTGTAAGTGTAGGAATAACATTTTGTATACTGGCAAGCAAGGTTTTCTTTACATCCGTGTTTCCTAGTATGTCAAATAATCCAGTAGGTATACTATCCATAAATTATTTACGGTTAAGTTTGATTTCTAAAATACGGTGCCATAATATTAAATGGTATGATATTCAATCTAGCATAAATATTAGTTGTCCATCCTCTATCCATTGTAATAGTTTCTGTAAGACCGAATACTTGGAAAGCGCCTATCTTTT